AACTAAAGGGGTAAAGAATGGCACTACCTAAACCAGACCCCAGCCGCTACCGTGGTGGTCGTACAAGCAGTATTTACAAACAAGACTTAGCTCGTTGGGAAGCGACACAAACCCCTGAGCCTGAAGAAGTTGTAAGCCTAGACAGTGCCTTTGATACGGAACCTGACCCCTTTGCTGTAGAACAGCCTATAGGTGGTGGTACTGGTTATAGAGAAGAAGGCGATACAAAACCAAAAACAACGGCGCTAGAAACCTATCAAAACAGTTATTCTGCGTTAGGGGGTTTACAGGGAAGGTCTTATAGTCCCGTAGATGCGGCTCCAGAATCTCTTGATTTTAGTAATTTAGACTTATCTTCTATGCCTTCTTGGAGTTGGTCTGATTTAGACATAGGAACTGCCGATGAAGCGCAGGCAGGTTTATTAGCTACTGCAAAAACAAACTTTTTACAACGAGTAGGTGGTTCAGAAGAACTTGCAGGTAAAATAGAAAACGCCACTACGCAGAGCGAGCTAGCAGAAATAGATAAAGAATGGCGTGAAAGTTCTTTTTCTTCTTGGACATCCGCTTTTTCAGAGTTAAAAGAAAAAGATTTTAGAGAGTTTGCTACCCAATTTGAAAATTTACCTGTAAGAGATAAGTTACAGTTTTTTTATAGCGAGTATGAAAACGACAAAATAACTGAAAAAGAATATAAAGATACTTTTGTATCTCTTTATAACGCAGAAAGTGCTAGGAAAATAGAAGAGGGTGAATCTGTTAGTCCTCTATTTTTTGTTGAGTTTGAAGGTAAGCAATACTTAAACAAAGAAGGCAACCAAGACCCTACCAAGATGTTAGAGGTTGTAAAGTTTTTCCCTTCAGAAGGCGAAGACACTCAAGAGTGGTTAAGAACTATTGGCAACTCTTGGTCTCAAGACCCTACAAAAAGAGAAACTACAGATTTTGATGCTTCAACTATGGAAGCTGTTATTATACCAATGGCTCGTACAGCTTTAGCGATAGCTACAGGTGGTAAATCAGAAGCTTTATACTCTGCATATAAAGGTCTAAAAGGTGAAACACTACACGCTAACGATTGGTTAAACATGGCAACGGCAGGAGCCGACCTTGTAGCTAATTCTGAGTGGTATAAAGCAACTGAAGTAGCTAAGAGCAATGCTGTAACAGCGGGTGAAGTAGCTGTCAACGAAGCCATAAACGAATATAATGCGTACGCAGCAGGCAGCGCAGCAGGTCGTTTTGTCCCGCCAGACCTTGACGCTATATATGATGCTGCTTATAACGCAAGTTTAACAAACAGCGGCGTGGCTACCTCTATGTTGGGTGTTGAGTTTACAGAGATGGTAGACGCCATGGAAACCCTTGCTAACACAGAATTTGATTTAGGTTTAAGTCCTGAAGCAGTGTTGGTAATGGTTGATAACATAGCTAAAGAAGCTATGAAAGAAGACTCTGGAATTATTGTTAATTTGGTAGAAGATGCTACACCCGAAGAAGCAACTGAAGAACAACAAGATGCTATTGAAGAGGCGTTGGGAACTATTGCTGATATAGCGTTGGAAACTGCTGAAGGCGAGCAAGTAGACATTACAGGCGTTACTCCTGAGGAAGCGGAATACCCACAGGAAGTAGACCTTGAGATAGTTGATGAAGAAATACCTCCTTTTGAAGTAGAGGTAGGAGATGTTGAATCAGCTTTAGAAGCAGAACGGGAAGCATACCGTGAAGTGCTGAGACAGGCCGAAGAATCTCGTAGAGCCGAAGCAGAAGCTCAGGCAGCAGCGGAAGCAGAAGCAGCACGTAGAGAAGCTGAAGCAACGGCACAAGAAACTTCAGAGGAAACAGCAGCTCGTCGAGAGGCGATGGAAGAAGTCGCTAGTGGTGATATGCCCACGCCAACGCCAGAACAACCAGTTGAGGACTACGAAGAAAGCATAGTACTAAGACAAATATATGAAGGTGTCTTAGCGGGTGAAATTCCTTTAGATGAATACATACAACTGGGCGGTAGGTTTGTTGATGAACTACGTGCTAATACTCCTTATGAGGAAGTGTACGGCCCTCGTGAACTAGAAGAACCTGTTGACATAGAAGATGTATTGTCAGAACAGCCAGAGGCTACCGAAACAGGAGAACCGGGGACAGATGAAGAGTTGTCTGTAATTGAAGAAATCTTTGATGATTTTTTACCTACAGACGAAGACCCGGTAATAACACCTATCGACTCGCCAGTAGATGTACCAGCGGACGTACCGGCGGACGTACCAGCGGATACCCCAGCGGATACCCCAGCGGATACCCCAGCGGATACCCCGGTAGATGGTATCGACGGTATTGATGGAATAGATGGAGTCGATGGAATAGATGGTGTCGATGGAATAGACGGTATCGATGGAGTCGATGGAATAGATGGTATCGATGGAATAGATGGTATCGATGGAATAGATGGAGTCGACGGTATCGATGGAGTCGACGGTATCGATGGAGTAGATGGTATCGATGGAGTAGATGGTATCGATGGAGTAGATGGTATCGATGGAGTAGATGGTATCGATGGAGTCGACGGTATAGACGGAGAACAAGGAGAACAAGGGGAGCAAGGGGAGCAAGGGGAGCAAGGAGAACAAGGAGAACAAGGGGAGCAAGGGGAGCAAGGGGAGCAAGGTCTTCGTGGCCTAAGCGCACCTACACGTACTACAGATACTTTGTTTAAAGACATGCTTAAGTTTAAAACTGAAATATCGGATTTACCCGGAATGATTCAAGCAGCTCCCATGTTACCGACAGCAAGACCAACTATCGCTGCACCTAGAACAGACATACTAAAACAGTTTACACAACCACAACGGTTATTGACAGGAAGAAGGGTTTAATACATGACATATTTACAACTGGTAAACAGTGTACTGCGCAGACTCCGTGAAGAGGAAGTTAGCACTGTGTCTCAGAACAGTTACTCTAAGCTTATCGGAGAGTTTGTAAATGACGCTAAGAGAACAGTAGAGGACGCTTACGACTGGACTGCTTTGCGCGATGAGTTACAGGTGTCTATTGTTGCCGACACTACTACATACTCCCTGACAGGCTCAGGTACTAACTTGAAGGTCTTTAACGTTGTCGATGAGACTTCTAAGAACTTTGTACAGTACCGTGGTTCTGCTTGGATGGACAACGAAAACTTAGTAACCCCGGCTCCCACGGGTAAGCCTCAGTACTACTGCTTTAAAGGTGTAGACGCTAACGGTGATGACACTGTTGAGATTTATCCTAACCCTGACAAAGCGTACACTTTGACGTTTAACTCTGCAATACGTACTGCTGACTTTACTGACGATGCTGACAGGCTCACAGTCCCCTCGTTGCCTGTAATTCAAATGGCTACAGCGTTAGGTGCTAGGGAGCGTGGAGAGACTGGCGGCACAAGTGCTGCTGAATTGTTTGCTCTGGCTGATGTCTCTTTGTCCGACGCCATTGCTTATGACTCAGCCAAACACCCCGAAGAAACTATCTGGTATTCATAATGGCTCAACAATTACAGAACATTACAGTAGCAGCGCCGGGATTCTTTGGCCTTAACACACAGGACTCACCTATTGGTGGTAATCCTTCGTATGCGTCTATCGCAGACAACTGTGTTATTGACAAGCTGGGTCGTATCGGTGCAAGAGAAGGCTGGGAGGAGGTTAGTACCAACGGTTCTTCTGTGTTAGGAAGTAGTCGTGGTATTGAAGCAGTCTTTGAGTATATTAAAAGAGATGGCACTAAAACAGTCTTTTCTGCTGGTAACAATAAAATATTTACAGGAACTACTACACTAACCGAAGTAACCCTACCCGGCGGTTATACTATTACAGCTGACAACTGGGAGATGGTTAGTTTTAACAACGATGTTTACTTCTTTCAGAAAGACCACGCAGCTTTAGTAAGCGTAGCTGGAAGTACAACACTTATAGCGGTAGTTGACGGTGCACACGCAGCACCTGAAGGTAATGAAGTTCTTGCTGCTTTTGGTCGCTTATGGGCAGCGGATATTACAGATAACAGTTACACAGTGTACTGGTCTGATTTACTTGACGGCTCTAACTGGCACGGCGGTAGCGCAGGTTCTTTAAACTTGACTACTGTATGGCCTACAGGCTTTGACGAAGTAACATCCTTAGCGGCTCACAATGGCTTTCTAATCATCTTTGGCAAGAAGTCTATACTGGTGTACTCCGGGGCAGAGTCTCCGGCCTCTATGACCCTTGCAGACACCGTAGAGGGCGTTGGTTGTATCGCCCGGGACTCAGTACAGCACACAGGAAAAGATATTCTCTTTTTGTCGGATTCAGGCGTACGTAGCTTTGCAAGAGTTATACAAGAAAAGTCCTTGCCTATGCGTGACATTAGTAAAAACGTACGTACTGATTTAATGTCGTTAGTGGCTTTACAAACCAATCCTATCAAGTCTGTGTACAGTTCTGACAATGCTTTCTATGTGTTGACACTTCCTGATAGTAACACTGCGTATTGTTTTGATATGAGAACACCACTAGAGGACGGTTCTCAGCGTGCTACTACTTGGTCAAGCCTGTACCCACTGTCGTTTGCTGTTCTTGAAGACGGTACTATTTACATAGGTAAGGACAGCGGTATTGTAAAGTACAGTGGCTACTTAGATGGGACTGAGAAGTACGAGATGCGTTACTTTAGTAATCCTTTGGACTTTGGCAATACGTCCAACCTAAAGTTCTTGAAAAAATTTAACTTAACTATTATTGGTGGTCAAAACACACCCACAACTCTTAACTGGGGTTATGACTACACAGAGAATTATACCAAACAAGCATTTATCTTTGGTACAGGAACTCTAGCCGAGTACGGCATTGCTGAGTACAACACTACTGGTGAATACACTTCATCTATTCTTATCAACACTCCGAAGGTAAACACCAGTGGTAGCGGTGAGGTAGTGACGATTGGCCTTGAAGCTGAGATTAACGATGCTCAGTTCTCTATTCAAAAAATTGACATACACGCTCTATTAGGGAGACTAATATAATGAGTTTATTTGATTTAACTGGAGCAGCTAGAGGTGCCGCTGATTACTACCTAGGACGTGAGAACATTCAAGACGTTCAACAGCTAGGTCGTGAGCAGCAAGAAGCTCTTACAGGGCTTGCAGGACAGGTAGGTGAGGCTGCTCAGTTTAAACCCTACACAGTCACAGGTACTTTAGCTGACGTATCGGCAACACCCGAAGGTGGTTTAACTCTTGGTTTGTCTCCTGAGCAACAGGCTCTACAAGAGCAGCTAATGGGTCAAGCAGCCGGTTTGTTTGGGCAGGTAGGGCAAGACCCTGCGGCACAACAAGCAGCTATCTTTG